TTCGTCGCCGCGAAAAACCCCCACGAAGCGCGCAGGCGAACCAGTCTTGTCGCCTGTGCCTTATACAGTTCCGGAACGAAAGGAATTGTCCAGTACCGACTTTGTATCAGTCGGTCCTGCGTTGTCTCCTGTTACTCAGCTCAAGACAACGGCTCCAGCCCATTCAGACTGGAGTACACTGTTAGGACGCGAAAACGCAACAGTGTTGGGGTTGAAAGCTCCCTATAAAAAGCTCCCATGCGCTACTAGTGCTTCTGTTCAGAACAAAGAACTGTTGGTTCTTGAACTATCGGCAGTTAGCGATGGGCGTGTCATCCCGTTTCGTATGGCGTACGACGACGATGGCGTGGTAGTTTGTCAGCGCGTATCAATTAAAGATATGCCGACTACCACATACCGGCTTCTTGATGGCCAAGTTCGTTTTGATCTGTTCCGCAAATACGTTGCTACAGGAATGATTATATACTTTACTGAAAGGTGTAGCATCTCTCCTGAAATGACGGATAAGACCAAATTGGACCAATTGATTTCTGCTATCAAAGACAAGTCGAAGATCGCACTCATGATCAATCCCAAAGTGTCGATTAATTTGATGTACGACGCTCTTGTCGAAAATGAGATGAGAGGTATTCGATTTATGTTTTACATCAAAGCTTCAGCCACGGGCACGAGTACTAACTCCCCCCTCCTCATGACGGATGAGGTAAAAGAGGCGTACAAGACCTCATGGACCTTTAACACAACCCGCGGATGGCAAGAGTACGTAAAAGAGCGTATGATTCGCGGTATTAAACCCACCTTTGTTACTGGTGAGCCTATTTACGGCCAAAAGCAAGAAGACGCCGATCCCAATGATATAGTCATCACGTCTACGTTGTTGGTGAGCAAGAGAGACGAGTTCACCGGTGATGGCTACTCGGGGATGAACGCTGCAGATTTCGATGCCGTTCTCCTCAAACACGGTACTACCAAGAGATATTTTCTAGGTGAGGATGTCGTGTTTGTCCCAGACAACTATAAGCCCCCTGCTAAGACTATCGTAAAAAATACGATCTACCGAGCCGCAAGTTCTGTTGTGACTCCCGTTTACAATGCGGGGGAGAAAGCCGTCAATTCTTTCATAGATAACGCTTTCGACCAAAAAAGCTACATGCCTTGGTTGTCAGGCGCCGGAACTGCTTTGTGTTGGACGATAGCTTTTTCATTTCCAGGTTTCGGTTTACTATGGGCAGGTGGAGCATCTTTTGGAGCTATGGCCTTAGCCCCTATGTTTGGAGAGAAGTTCAAACATAAAGGAAAGTATGTGCTTGGTGCACTATTAGTTCCAATTTTAGGGTGGTCTATTTATCGATTGTTGCGGAGGCGCACAACGAAGATTGACAAGCGGTTGTTGCGCAAGAAGCCGCGCCGCTTTCGCAAGGAGGCTTATAGCCCCGATGCTGATCATTTCGCAGCGTGGGGTATAATAATTGCCCTGTGGTACACCATCTTTTCCGAAGCCACGGTTTTTACCCCTTTGGCAAAGTACGCGCGCGTGTGGTCCAATTTTGTCTCTATTAACAAAGCGTCGCAATCGCTATTTCCGCGCGTTGCAAAGGGCAGAGCTAATGATGTTAAAGAATTCATGGACTCGTACTGCTACGGAAGAGATTCAGGCATGAACGAACCCTTGGCATACCAATCTGCCGGCTTAGCGGTTGAGATGAAACACGATGCGTCCCCCGATAGAGAAGATTGTGAGGGATATTATGAAGCTCAGCGCGCGTGCAAACGAGCCTCGTGGTATTGGGTCTTTTTTGTGTTTCTCGCTCTAACCGCAGTTCTTTGCGGCATGTATTGGGTGAAGTACGGCGTCCCCCGGTTTGTGAGAAGCTTTTTCAACAAGTTTTCACGAGAAGCGTGGGAGGAATCCGACTCAGAATCCGATAGCGAGCCCGAACCAGATGAGTTTAAAGTAGAAGCCGATTTTTCAACTCCTCTCGACGATGAGACCCCTGAAGAAGCTTGGGCTCGTAATCTACCTCGCCTATACGAGACTTTCCTAGCTGAAGCCAAGTATAAGAGGAACATGAAAGGCAAAACTGGCGGGAAAGGAAATCAGCGTTCCACCGCTAGGGCTAAAGGAAAGAATACAGCGGGTGGCAAGAGTGCTTGGTATGCTTATCAAGAGTTTATCAAAAATGGTGGCAAAGAAGAAGAATTTGGCCACGCCATGCTGTATGCGTATCACGGCGACAATCGCCAGGAGCTCCGTGACTTGCACGAAGATCTGTTGGATAACCAGATCGATGAAGTCTACGGTACAAAGTGGGGTCAGCAAGACGCCATTGAAGCTATTAATGCGATCCATCAAGGAGAAGAAGCAGTCTGGGCTAAGCAACGTGGATACGTAAAGCCTCTTTCTGAAGCCAGTAGAAATGCCTCGCGCAAGACGTGGAAAAACGTCGGGTGGAAGCACCAATTTAGTGACGAGGCGGGGCAGCAAAAGACCAGTGGAGCCTACGAATTTAAAAAGTTCGGAGACGGCTGTGCCCATTGTGCCACATGCTCTCTTAAGCTGAAGTCAGGCACTCATCCGTGCAACACCGACTGTAAAAACCCTGCGTGTATCCATTTTCCCTCATGCAAGTTTGGCACGAAACAGTCAGTGTTTTCTCGGGCTGTTGGATCTTTCGACTCGACCGACGCTCAATCCGCTTACTCTAGGAAGTTGCGTGAGTTGTCTAAGGAGGCGCTGGTTCAAAAAGTTGAAGCCATGCAAGCGTTCACTCGAGAAGCTAGAGCTATAGACCCACAAGTAAAGTCCGAAAATCCTAGCAAGTATGTCGTGGAATTTTTTAACTCTGCCGGACAGTTGGTCGGACACGGTATTCCTTTTGCTAATCGCATTATAACGCCTCATCACGTGATTGTTTTGTGTGATGGTGGCTCAATGGTGTGGAACGATACTGTGGAGTCTATTCCTGATTGGGTTCATCATGAAGTACTAGATATAGTCAAGATGCTCCCTCCTTCTCCATGGCGAGACTCGCTCAAGTACGTCAAATCGATGGTAAACATTCCCGCCAACGGCAGGTGTAAATTCCGCTCTTTGATGAAAGTAGGAGTGACCACGTACATCTACGACCCTACCGACGGCGTTAGCTGTGTTCATTTTTCCGACACTTTCCCTTCCGACAGCGGGTGCCCTCTTTTTGAAGCAGGTGATACTAAAGAACCACGACTGTTGGGAATGCACATGGGCGGTTGGCGATCGATTAAGACCAACGCCTATTTGCCCGTTAGCAAGTTTGCGCAATGGGTTAACTCCGGTCAAGGAAAAAACTAATTATCCCTCGGCCGGCCCCGACGGATAGATATCCGTCAATAGGTTTGGAGTACCTAGGCCGGCTAACAAGGAGGGTGAAACTTCGTGAGGCCCCTGTCGATTTCGAAAACCCGTTGTTCGGACCATTTGTTAAGCAGTATCTTAGTCACGACGTGAAGCACGCTATGTGTGGAAATACGTTGACTTCGGCTTACAAAGGGATGATGGAGTACACTACTGATACCGTTGGAAACATCGATGATGGACTTTTGGGTATGACGATCGCTTACATGAAGCAACACTTTTCTTCCAGTTTGAAATACATGAGAAAGACGCCGATTTACGACGTCCTGGAAGGGATAAATGCATCGACCTCCGCTGGGTTTATTTGCATGCGGAACGCCTGTCCTTCGAAAGGATCCGCCGTTTCTAGTGGAATAATATATCAACTAGAAGAGGAGTACATGAATATTCCTATTTACTGGAGCGCTACAGTAAAAGAAGAGTTGAGAAAACTCTCCAAAATCGAAGAAGATAACTTACGTTTATTTCTTGTTGCCCCATTTGAACAATATGTCGTCGAAATGATCTACTATAAAAGCTTCATCGACGAGTTTAATATGGCCCACCAAGATACCTTCTCCGGTGTCGGTATTTCCAAATACGAATTAGGTTTTCACAGAGCAGTGCGTGAGATCCTGGATTTTCCATTTAAAGATATGGACGACTATAAGAAGTTCGACAAGAAAATGTTGGCCAAGTTAATTAAAGCCGTCTTGCGAGCTTGGAACTCCTTCTTCAGTTCCATACTGCCACCACGCGATAGAGAGCGAATTCGAAAGATGAATAATGCAATCATTAACTCTATTTGCGTCATGCCTGACGGACACGTATATATGAAACTCGGCGGAGTTCCTTCAGGCTCAGCGATCACAACGGTGCTGAACACAGTCCTTAACTGGTGCGTGCAGATATACACTTTTCTGAAAATACATGGTCCCTTGAACTATAAGGACCTGATGATAAACCTTGCCGAGAAGCTCTGCGGAGATGATGTGTTGATGGGAACTAACAGTATGGCATTTTATTTTAATGCTAGAGCCAAAATCATCTATGAGGATTTTGGGCTGGTGGTTACCTCTCCGACTCCCATGTTCAAAGAGATATCGGAATTAGAGTTTTTGTCCCAAAAAATGTTGGTAGTGAAAGGAGTGTATATGCCATTGCCTGATGGAAAAAAGGCAATAGATTCTTTGCTGAAACATACAATCAAGAATCGTCTCGAGTACGAAACTTGGGATAGGCTTTGTGGGTTGGTTTTAGAATACCACTGGTGCCCCGAAACCCACGTGTTGGACTTGTTTGCGGAATACATGATGGAAAAGTACCAAGTTGATTCGTCGAAGTATTTCAATCCTGTGGAGCGAGAAGCTCTTTACTTTGGTTACGATGTAGGGCTTTACAGTAAGCGCGACCCCTATAAAAATTTTCTCTCCAATGTCATCACAACAGAAAGCTTCGAAACCGGCTCAAAAGCCAAAACAACAAAAGAAATCCTCTCAAAAGAGAGTTCCCGCGCCAAGACGCAACGTGAGTAATCAACAGCCCAAACGTCAGCCTGCCGCGTCCTCGCGAGCAATTGAGCAAAAAATCAATTCTGCTATTAGACAGGCCATCGCCGCAGAGCGAAAGTTGCAAGAAACACCGTCCGCTCTCTCACGTAATTCACAAATGGCTTACATGCAAATGTGTATGCCACATAACTTCTATCAGAGACCAGTGCCATGGCCCGATGGTTCACAGTCTGATAGAGTTATTTTCTCTAAACAAACAGATTTAGAAATCACTGTCACAGCGTCCACCACCTGGGGCTTGTTCATCAACGCGTCGCCCTATGGACTTTACTCTGCTTACACTGACGACGTACAAACAGCCGGAGCTTCACTTTTCCACCCTGACTCCGCGACTAACGCTACTATCATGAGCAAAGCTCGATGCATAGGTTTGTGCGCCCATTTTGTCAATACTACTGCAATCGGTAGTCAAAAAGGGTTGATCACCATCATTCCGGTGAGAAACCAAGTGTCAGAGCCGGCGGCTAGTTACAATACTACTGCCAAAGTAAGAGCTTGGCGAACTAGGGAAGTTGTCGAAGCTACAAATTCGTTTGGCGTTCATGCTTATCCTCAAGATGCGCCGACGATGCAGACCTTTTCGGGATTAAACTCTGTGCGAGATCCCTCTATAGTCTGGGGTCTCTACTTTTTGGGAACAGGATTCGCCCTAAACGATACCGTTTTGCTTAGAATCTTTCATATTTATGAAGGGTTGCCTATCCTTTCTTCCTTAGGAGTCTCAAGAGTAGCGTCCGCCCCTGATCACGAAAAGATCCTACCATTAATTAGCTCCAAGCGGTCCATTATGATACCAGGTACCTTAAAACGTAACGCGGCTCTCGTGCCCGTTCAGTTTTAGGGAGTCGGCCCTTCTCGAGCGGGGAAGGCAGCCAACGGAGCAAGAGGAACAAAACCGCTCCCTCCTAACAATGGCCCAAACACTAATATTCGAGGAAATACTCCAGTCCCACGCAACAATGCAGCCCCACGGCCGCTGACTGATGATCAAAAATATCAGCAGATGTTTCAGGAGTATCTAAACAACCAACCAGCCCCCACATGGGCCCCCCCTCGTCATAAGACCCGTAGAGAACAAGAAGAGGCGAAGACCGCCGTCTCTTACCATCCAACGCATCCGACCAACAAGTGGGTTTCTAACACCCCGCGGATGCCCAACAATCCTGGTTTCCCATACGCAGATCCTGGAGATAGAAAATATCCCCTAGATCCTGACATGTTCGACCATCCTTGACTAGAAGGAACCGAATATGGGGATGAATACGTAAGACAAACAGCTCTTTCTCCCGTGGAGATTTACGATTCCGATTTATCAGAAAAGAGAGCTGTTTTCAGCGACACGTCAAGTCGCACCCCGATCCACCAAACGCGTCGTGCCTCCGCGCGACTTTTCCGTGGACATGCTCTAGATGTCGTAGGAGCTGATGAGTTGATAGGCCCACCTGATTATTCAACAAATCCTTTTACCGACTTTCATGGCATGTATGCTGGAAAAGACAAAACAGGAGGTAAGATAGGGAAATGGAATTCCGACACGCGTGAAAATTTTCGCATCAAGCCCACAGATACAGTAGATGCGTTGGCTATGCAGCATGACTTTGATTATGCAACCATGGAACACTCCGTAGCTGACAGAAAATTCGTCCGCGCGCTGTACCAACACGCGGTGTCCGATCCCTCCTTATCGCACATTACTCGATTAAAAGCCTATTTAGCAGCGTTAGGCTTTGAAGTCAAAATCCAGACAGATCGAGCCTTGGGTTACATCTTGCCTTTTCAGGATGTAACTGTCTCTCTTCCTGAAGCCGAAGAGATGCCTCGCGAAAGCGTTGACTCGACTAGCTAACTAGTTGTAGATTCTCAGCCCGAATGGAAGACCGATTGACC